CCGGCTGCGCTGGCACAACGGCGGGATATGCGCGCGCATTGAATTGCAGTGCCGCCGACGTGATAAGCGGATATTTGACGTTGGACGCGTTATCGAATGGGTAGGATTTTGTTTCCTTGACGAGGCGGGCAAGCTCAAGCCCCGACTTCATGCGCTTGTTCCACTCAACCATCGACTGCTCATCGGCGCGAAACTCGTCCATGACGACCTGCGCGATTTTCGCAAGCCCCATGTCGGTTAAATCATTGGCAAGGTTGTCCGAGCTTAGCACGTTCTCCAAGAATTGCTCGGCGGGCATGGCGTCGGGCGTCGGCGCGTCTTCCATTTCGGGCGCGCCATACGAATCGGACATAGCCATATCGCCCATTGGCATTGTGCCATCAGGGTAATATTCGGTTTCTTCGTCCATCAATACCCCGTGGCCGGATTGCGGCCTGCTTGGTTTTCGTCGGTGGCGAAGATCAAATCTGCCGGTTCAGCGTAGCGGAGCATCATCAGGGCATAGCGCGTGGCGTCCATAAGGTCGTCGCGCTCTTTGACAATCAAGCCGTTCTTTCGGTGATACATGCGAAATTCTTTTAGCCATTCCTCAAGGTGCGAAAAAACTTTGAACCGCCCGGTCTGCATTCGCGTGAGCATGTCCATGATGCCCGCTTCGACGCTGTTCCCGCCGTCCGGGTGCGTGGCGTGGCTGCCGAGCATGTTCATCCCGGCGTCTTGGTAGTCTTCGCGCAGCGTGCCGCCCGTCCTCTTGTCGCGCTGGTAAGCGTCCTGCGGCCATGCCCATGGAGCGCCGCCCCAGCGCTTTAGTGTGGCCGCGTGCTCAAGCGGCGTGGCCTCCCGGCGTGCGTAGCATGAGCCGACGTATAGCGTGTCGCTGTCGCGGTCGTGCGCCAGCATGACGCCCGCCGTGGGATGGTCCCACCCGAAATCAATCCCGCTGATTAGCGCCCAATGCGAGGGGATTGCAAACGGCGCGACGGTGATGCTCTCTTCGGTTACGGGAAAGATGCGCCCCGATCCCATCGCCGGGATGCCCTTGGTCCGGGCCTCGCGCTCGTGCGGCGGGTAGCTTGCGATAATCTCGGCGCGGCGCTCCGGGCTAATGTGCTCCGCGTCGTCAATGGTCATGCGGGTGACTGACCGGCTCATGAGTCACCCTCTAGGAACATATGCACCACGTCGCTCATCCCCATTAGCGGGGTGAACGTCGTGTAAACCATGCTGCCGACAACGGCATTGGTTCGCGTCAGGCCTTCCATGTAAATGTCCATCGGCGGTTCTTCGTCAAACCACACGACGTGAAGCGATTCAGATTGCCATTTTTCGCGGCCTTGATCGTAGGACTTGAACCCGACGCTCGACCACCCGCCTGAAACGTGCCTAACGAGAACCGTGTCCAGCGCGTTAGAAACGCCTTGTCGCCTTGACATTTTGCCAAGGCAATCTGCGGGTATGGTCCCCTCGCCCCAAGACTCCGAGTCTGCGGGCTTGCCGATTAGCGTTCGCTGCACGCTGTCCCGCGTCATTTCCGAGGTGACCGACCCGCACCACATTCGGATGGGCACGGCAAACCGCTTGCCCGTCCACCATTCAGGATATTGGCCAGTCAGGTGATAGCTTGCCTCGGACCCGCCGCAATACGTCTTTCCAAGCTGGTTTCCCGCCATTAGAAGCCGTTCACGGGATACCGCCCCGCGCGCGTGAAACTCACGCTGCTTCGGGTATGGAATATATCCCGCAATCGCGTTGCGCCGCTTACGCCGATCCTGCTCCGCCATGAGTTGCTTTTGCAACGTCTGAAGCACCGCGAGCGAGGGCAATGAGTTCTGCGAGCTTGTCGAGGTTGTCGGTGAGTTCTGCACCCGTCAATTCCTCCACTGGCCCAGCTTTGACATGCAACTCTTGCGGCATTAGGGACGCGACGATTTTAAGAAAGTCCTGGGGCCGCGTCTTGATTACCTCTTCGATAACCGACGCGCCACTTTCAACCCACGCAGATTGCATGTCGGCAAGAAACGCCTCGCCAAGCCTGTTGCGGTTTCCCTTCGGTCGGCCTGGCCCGCCCTTTTTGCCCTTTAGGAAAGCACCCGTAACCGGGTCTCGGTCGCCCGTCATGAGTTGTCGATCGATGCGAATGTGTCGCCGTTGCTCAACGGCCCAAAGTCGCGGCGCTCGCCGTCTGCCACGAACAGGCAGCCCGCGCCGCCTACGCTTGCCGTGGGGGCGGCGCCAAACTTAATCCAGATGTCGCCGCCGTCATTGCGCAGGCTCACCGCAAGGCCCTGCCGAGTGGAGACATAGGCCGCGTTGGTCGCCGTTGCGAGCGCACTTGTTGCGCCGGACGTGACTTCGCCGGTGGTGGTGGGATACGGGGTCAGAACGTCCACCTTGCCATCGGCGCAGCGCCCACCAGCCGGTCCCATTTCGAATCTGATGACTGACGCCATACGATGGCCTCCTAAACGCGAAACACCCGCGCGGCATTAACCGGCGGGCGCAAAAGTAGAGATTGGGCAAACGGTATCGCAAACGTTGCAGCGCGTCAAGCGGTTACGCCGGGCGATAAAAAACCGCCCCCCGCGTTAGCAGGAGGCGGAAGTCGCAACAGGAGGAGACAGGCACATGACGACCCGACAAACCCAATGTGCCACGGGTCGCGCGTGCGGTCAAGCGTCGTCGTCGGGATCGTAAATCTTTTGCATGATCTCGTGCTTTGCCATCTCTAACGCGCCCAGCGCTTCAAAGCCGGTCACGCCGCCCTCAGCGTTATAGATTGCTTCCATAATTGCCTCTAGGAGCGCGTCCGCGGCGCTTTCGCCGTCGCCGGTGATAACGCGCCACGGGCCAATCGTAACCTCATCCGCCATGGCTCAAGACCTCACGGGGCGCTGAATGCAGGCAGGCTCCAGCGTGACGGGATAGCCCGCGTTCGCCTGCATCATGCGGACAAGCGGCGCGACGACTTCCAGCGTGTGCAAGCATTCTCGCATGGTCGAGACTTCGGACACTTCCCCGCCGTCCATGACGCGGCACGCTGTCGGGTCGGCGACGAGACACATGATAAAAACCGGAATGAACGTCATGCATTGGCTCCTTTGAAAAACACCTCAAGGACGATCAAGGCGGCACGGGCATCCTGCCACCACACATATTTGAGATCGAACCCGCGCTGGGGTTGCCACTCGTCAATTAGGAACGACTCCGCCGCGCCCCTCAGCGGACCTAGCACGCGCCCGCACTTGGTGTCGCGCTGTTCGATCCTGGCGGCATACTCGGGGCCGGATTCGCTTGCGCCGTAGCGGGTGAAATCAAGCGAATCCCGACCGCTGGCGCACCCCCGCACCGCCATCGCAGCACGGCGCAGCGCGATATACTCCTCGCCGGATTCAAACATCCGATCACTGATTTTGCAATATCGATGCGCCCGATGTAGCGGCGTCTGGCAGTCGTCGCGCCACACCGTGGGGCCGGGCCGCATCCCCTTGGCTTGCCGCTCAGGCGTTGGCGCGGCCTCGGGTTGCGCGAGGGTGACGCGCTCAACCGCTGCCGCCTTGCGCGCTTTGGTGGGCGACGGCCTCCACGGGCGGACGGTCATTCGACCGCCTCATATGTCATCGCGAAGATGTCCGGCTTGCATGGGTAAAATTCGCCCAACACTCCCTTGATGATCCAGTCGCCTTCGGTGGCGATGTGCTTGGCCTCCCCGTCGGGGCCATCTTCGAGCGTGCGTATGATGGCGTATGCGACTGCCTTGGGGCGGCGGAGCTTCTCCACTGCCCCAAGGCTATCGCCCACAAAATCACGAAACTCTTGCGTGACCGGGTAGGTGAAGCGCATTGCCTCAACCATGAGGGGCCGCTTGCGGAATTTTTTCATTCCCCGCCCTCCATCAGCGCAATTTCCGCCGCGATGGCGTCGCGCATATCTACCAGATACGCAATCGGAGACTCTTCACGCCCCCAAACCCAAGCAGCTCTCCACGCGCGCCGCACAATAAAGCCGCGACCCTCGCGCATCTGCCGCGTGAACTCCGCCATGCTGAAATCAGGCTCAGCCATGCACGCCAGCGCCACAGGCTCGCTCGCCATTGCCGCAATCAGGTCATCCGCCCAAAACAGGGCCTTGCGAAGATCCTGCAACTCCTCCCCCTTGAGGTGCGCGCGCATCACGTATTGCACGATCTGCGCGAGCGGACCGCACAAGCAGCGCGAGAGGTGTATCACCTCAATCGGATGAGAGGTGTAGTGCGCCGGGGACGTTACAGGGTCGCTCATGTCCGCTTTCTCCTTTTGAATGCAAGGCCATCTTTCCAGCGCTCATACTCAATCCAGCCGGGCGGGTATGGGTTTGCGTCCATCGAATTTGCAAGCGCACCCTCGCGCCATGCCTGATTGCAG